TCTAATACAAAATCATGTCCAGTATTTTTTTCTTGTGCTGTAACGATTGCTTTAGAAATTAATGTACGAATTGATTCATAGTCGCCATCATTTAATAAGTCAACAGACGTCATAATAGCTTTCTTCATCTGTTGGTTTTGACAGAATTTAGAAAATTCCTGTTCGATGTATTCTTTATCGATTGATTTATCAGCCATTTTATATGCCTCTTTCAATTCCTCGATAACAGCGATCTTTAATACATCATTGTCTTCTTTTTTTACTTCGATCTGAAGTGCCTCCATTGTAGGAGTAGTATGAAATTCGTCAAAATACTTCTGTAATCGATTTACGATCCATTTACGGGCTGTATTTTCGAAATACTCATCAGTAACTGAATCTGATACGTCTACTAGAAATTTTCTATCCGTCAGTAACAAACCTAATACTTTAGTTTGAAACGAATTACCGTATTTGTCTAGAGAGTCTAGTGCTGTCATTTATAACCTTTATTTATATATTACTTATCTCCCCAATATAATGAGGAAAAATTCTCAATTAACCAAGACTGCCAATTTACTCGCTCATTTAGTTGGTCAATCTCGGTCATTTCCACAAACGTTCCGATGTTTAATGCAGGTGGTGGAGTTAAAATAATATCGTCAATAATGCGCTTATCTTCGTCAGATATATTTGGCTCTTTTAACGACATTAATTTATAATTAACTTCTAATTGGTGCTCAAATTGCAATACTTTAGTATATAATGGATTTGATGATTCGTTTAGACGTGCTTTTTCTAATAAGTCGCTTAATTCTAATTGTTTAGGCAATAATAGTTCTGGAAATAGTTTGATTAGTTTTTTAGGGCCTAATCCTTGTACTCCAGGTACATTATCTCCTGCATCACCCATCAGTAATTTATAATTGATAAAGTTATGTGAGTGAATCTGATACTCATCTAGTACGTCTTTTGGTTTGTATGTTTTCTTTTTAGTTGGAGAGTATACCTGTACTTTATCTGATACTAATTGTAAGAAGTCTTTATCAGCAGACATAATCGTTACTTCATCAACTTCAGAATCCGCTTCGAATTTCTGTACTAGATAACCCATTACGTCATCGGCTTCAATTTTTGGAATTGAAATCATCGATACTGGTAGTTGGGTACAGTATTCGATTAATCGTCCCATTTGATTAGCCATTGATTCGCTTTCCTCGTTTTTTGAATCGAATACTTTCCAATTGGTTACTTTTAAATTAGTACGGTTTGCTTTGTAATCAGCATATAGGTACTTTTTATTAGTAGAATTGCCTTGCCCATCAAACACTAAAACAACCCTAGTCGGTTGGTATAGCTTAATAGCATAACCAACCGATTTAAGGAAGCCCACTAATCCACCAACGTGATGTCCATTAGGGTTTAAGTGCTGAATTATGGCAAAACTTCTTAAAAATGTATTCATAGAATCTACTACAAGAACTCGAGCGTTCTTTGATTGATTCTTATCAGCGTTTAATTCTGAAAGTAATTTGTTTAGAAAGTCTTTATCCATTATTTTGTTGTTTAGCTAGTTCTATAAGTTTATCAATACAAGCATTCTCTGCTTCTTCGTAGGTGTAGTATATTTTACTAAAACTCAACCACTCAGGTCCTCCTTCTGCAATAAAACGAAAGTATAAACTATCATCTGCTGTTTCAGTCATAATGGTTGGATATACTTCATACTTCTCCCTAAACCATCTAAATACTTGTTGTTTAAGTGGGGATGCATATTGAGTTGATAGGTCATCATTATATATAAAATCATTATCACCACCATGATATAAACACCGTGAGTTATCGTATGCTTTTAAACATCCCCAATCAAAACCTAATTCTTTCAATGCTACTGCTTGCTCGTATGTTACAAAGTCTTCATTCATGTTTATTTAATTTATTTCTATTTCCTTTATTATTACTTCCAAAAGATTTAGCAATTTCGGTTGTTTTAAATATTGGGCGTAAATTAGTATAATGGAAGCATTTATTTTGCTCTTCATCAATTAATAAATCAAATGAGCTTATAGGTATTATATGATCTAACTCCCATACACTGCCATGATTATCCCAAGTCATTACACCATCAAATTGATTTTCAATATAATTAATAAAATATATTAGATCACATCCTAGAAAATTATTAGAACCTTTAATACATCTAAGTAAAAAACCTAACTTTACCCCTAAATCATGTCTTACTTTATATTGAGGGTCATTTTTGATTCTATTTCTAGTATATTCAATAGTATATTTTATTTTTTTATCTTTATTTTTAGAATAATATTCTTTATGTTTTTCAAAACTATATGATGATTTTTCTTTTATTTTTTCAGCATTATCAGCATACCATTTTTGATGTTTTATTTTTTCACACTGTTTGCATTTTCTATTAAGTCCATCTTTAGTAGATTTATTTTTACAAAATTCAGACACAGGTAAATTTAATGAACATGAAGAGCAAATTTTATTTTCCATTTTTATTGTTTCCAATAAATATATAAAACCAAAGGGAAATAAAATATTTCCCCTTAATTTTATTCTGGTTCTTGGTCAAACATTACTGATGTATCGATTCCGTCTTCGCCTGCTTCTTCTACAATATCGAAATCAGCACTTCCCAAGATACGCAACCATTCTTCGGAGTGGTCTTTCTTGTAATTGTCGATTGCTTTTTTATCGTCATCAATAAAACCATGTACTGTCATAATAACAGATCCTTTAGTTTGTACACCTGTAATGTGATTTTTATCCACTGCTACTTTAGTACGTTTAGCAAACTCAACGTCTTTACCGCCTTTAGTTGCTTTAATCTTATTAGTACCAGCGTTTGTGATATTACCGAATGTAAATACAACCGAAGCATCAAAGAACATAGTATTACCGCCTTTATTCTTCATTTTAGGTTGTTCCATTGGCATTGATGGTTTATCTACCCAAATCTTATTTACTGCAACTAACGTATTAGTGTATGGGTAATTTTCTTTGCGTGATAATACAATCTTTTGATTGATAAAGTTACCAAAGGATTGAGACATAGCTCCAGCATTCCATTCATTGTTATTCTTATTTGATTCAACAGATAGTCTACATGGAATCGATCCAACCGAATCCCATAAAAACAATAAATCGTATGGTAATCGATTCTGTGATTGTTCGTGTAGTAAATCAGCAATAAATGCTGCTACATCTTCGACTGTATTTAGTGTACCTCTATCCACATAGATAAAATCACCTTCATAGTCGATTAATTCGCCTGTTTCTTTATCCCATACTTCATTTAATTTGAAACCCATCTGCTTGACGTGTTCCCAATTCCATTTCATCTCAGTAATAATGAATACTGGTAATACACCTGCTTTTTGTGCTGCAACTGCACACTCTAGCATTGCGGTCGTTTTACCTGTATCACTATGTCCTCGAAGTAATGTGATATGACCCATTGGAATACCTGGTAATGATAATACTTCATTAAACGCAGGTGATAATGGTAGCCATTTCTGTGCTTTAAATTTAACTGACTGGTCCAAGAACTTAGATTTCTTGAACGCAGACAGATTAAATTTTGATTTATCGCCTAATACGGTCGATATAGTTTCTGAAACTGATTTTTTAGCCATTATTGAAATAATTCGTCGAATTTATCTGATGAGTTTGTATTCAAAGAGAACGTAGCACGTTCTTGCTCTGTTACTTGATTTTCATTTACCCAATCTGATTGAGTAGCTGGAGCAGTTTCAGTTGCAGGTGCAGCAGGTGCTGCTTGTTCTTCTTCAGCTTCTGGATTCAACCATTTAGCTAATAATTCTTTAATGTCGTTATATTCGCGTTTGCGATTAATCGTCATAATGTCTGGTTGTTCTTCTAACCACTTATTAACTAAATTAGCATCATCAGAAATCGGAGATGATTTTGGACGAGGACGTAATGTGCAGCTAACTACTTTACGGCCAGCTACTTCTGAATTTACAGCATCGATTTTAAAATCAAATCCATCTTGGATATCAGTAAAATCACCATAATCCTCATCAGCAGCAAATCCTAAAAGTGATTTATATACTTCCTTACCGAATTCCCATAAACGAACACCTAAATGCTCTTCGCCACGAACGATAACAGGAACAAATACACGCATTTTTGGATCTAACTTTTTGGCTAATGCCCAGTTGTCGCGATCTTTTGATTGACGTAATTTTGCTGCAAATTCCAT